TGCATCTTGCTATGCAATGAAAAATTTAATTCGCGCTGCTATCTTTGGATTGGTGCTTCTTTTCCCATCACTGGGATTTGCAAAGTCACTAACGATGGACGAAGCTCTAGAAGGTGTTTGCAGAGTAAACACTGACGGAGCCAGAGGATCAGGTACGGTTTTTTCCGAAGACGAAGATAAATACTACGTTTTAACAAATGGTCATGTTGTTGGTAGAGCTAGCAGAGGTTATCTGGAATTTTTTCAAGATGGCTATAAGTCTGCTATGATCCCCTTTAAGACAGAATATTCTGCCTACGAAGAGGGAACTGCTCTAGACCTAGCTGTTGTGTCCGTTAAGAAAAAATATTTTGGACACTATCCTCCTAGAGTAATTCCTTTAGCCCCAAAGGGAACCAGTGTAAAGGCCAACGATCTTGTTATGGCTGGAGGTTGCCCTTCCGCACAATGGGCCTGTGCTTGGAAAGGTAGAGTGATCCGAAATCATGGAGCAACAGTCAGCTTTAATGCTGCTCCAATAGGCGGTCAATCTGGCAGTGGTGTCCTAGTTGACATTCAGGATGAAAAGGGTGAGAAGCATACAAGAATAGGCATTCTTCTAGCTTGGAGAGTTGGGGACGGTGCTTGGACAGATGACGGACCAACGGACTATGGCGCTGGCTTATCTTTAAAGCAGATCTATTCAATAATCGAAGGCAACGGGCGAGGTCTTCCAATAGAGGCTTCTTATACAATTATAGCTGATAAAAAAATGACGCCCAAAAAGCCCGAGAGGCTAACCAAGTCTTGTCCACACTGCGGACACAAGATTGAGGACCATGTTGTTATCCCTTACAAGGGTGGTCTTAGAAGAACTGAAAAGGGCGAATTCATGTATTGTCCCGAACTGAAACTATCAGGAGGAGGCATTGCTGACACTGCTCAATACTATGGCGGAATAAGAGTTGGAGAACTCTACGAAGGCAATGGATTATTCCCTTGGTGTCCTTGGAATAGGCCATGCCCTCCAGAGCAACCAAATCCACAGCCGCCAAACCCAGAACCGCCCGATAATGGTGGAGGGTTTAATGGCTGGCCGGGAAGACCAAGTCCTGATGGACCTGTCGACCCTCCTATAGATTTTGAAAAGGAAAAACAACAATATCTAGACAAAATAGCGGAGCTTCAGGAAAAGCTTACAAATCTAGAAGCACTATCTGAAAGCCTAAAGGCTGAACTCGGCGGTACTAACAGCAATCTTTTGAACGCTCAAAATGAAATGAATGGATTAAGAGACCTGTTAGGTGCGACCGAAGGACAAAAAGACATGTTAAAGTCAAGGGTTGAAGAACTTATAGGATTTGTTGGAGAGAGAGAGAAACAAATAGCGCAGCTTAAGGAAGGCTCAGGACATTATTTGGATGATATGACAGGTGGAAATGGAAATACGGTTGAGAATGTTAGTCTGACATTGGGGGGAGCCAGTATAGGCGCCCTAGCTCTTAAGTATGGTGTCCCTTTGCTAATGGGTGGCATAAGAAGGAGGCGAAGGAAAAAAGAGGAAAAAGATAGTGACAAAAGTGTTCCCGAAGATTATGATAGGGATGTCTCAAGTGCGTGCGATGATGAGCCGTGTAATAATGAACCATGTAAGCATGTTCATGAACACGAACATATCCATACACATAGACATAAACACGAAGAAGAATTTATAGTTCCTCCTGATCAATTGCCAGACCCTAAGACTACGCACGAAATTGATGACTTTACTAAGCATGCACCCGGACTACATCCCGGCTTTTTGGGATATGGAGTTCCTGTGGCTGTTAACTATAGTCAACAACCTATGGCGGCAAATGGACTGCCTCCTCAATTTATGAACATGCCGTTTTCAAAACACGCAACGGCAGAACAAGTAATGACTGTTTTTGGAGAGTTGATGAACGAGTACAGGGATGACCAAACTATGACTATGGGTCAAATAGACGTTTTGTTACGTCAAAGATTAAAGCAGAAATATAACATAGAATAACGGAGAACTATAATGTCCGATCTAGTAATTCCAGTCCACGACGCTATCCTTCCTTACATGTACGAAGGTGTTAAGTGGGCTATTCCAAATGTTGGAGACAACAAGGAAACTCATAACCTAGCTATGGCTAGACTGTTTGATAAGATTGGTGAACACCTACAGGCTTTCAGTGTAAGGACTGACTGCTTTGTTCCCGGTCCACCAACACTAGGCGCTGTCAAGCATCACCACAATATGTATGTGCGCCTATGCAATCTTATTGACACTAATACCAAACGTGATAATGTTGAGCGACTAGAAGCTCACCACATTACCCACGAACGCAGAGCTTTCAAGATTTATCCAATCCGATACTTCGACGTAAAGAACGACTACTGTCGTAGATGGATTGAGCTTTGCCTACAGGCTCTAAGCAACCTTGCTCAACTAAGTGAAAACACTTGGTCTAACGACTGGTCAATTTCCACAGCAAAAGAAATGAAGAAGCTTTTCCGAGAAGCGTATCGTCTTATGTGCGCGGAACTATTTCAGGTTCCTCTCGTAGACTGCGAAAACATTTTTAATGATGATGAAAATGGTCCATTCTTCTTGACTAAGTCACACTTCGATGCTTATGATGTTAGTCATATTCCAACCATTGAATGGATCAAACATCCTGCTCTTGGTAGCGAGTTTACAGAAGACGAGCTTAGACCAATCGCAACACCTAATGTTCCGGTTGCTCCCGGCGTGGCGGAAAACGAAAAGAATACGCCGCAGCGTGAGCTAGAGCAGCGTATGCAAGGTGGAGAGACGGTGAACTGAGGAGGCTCAGCCAGTTTTAGGGGGTCTGGTTAAAAACCCCCTATTTTTTTAACTCAAGGAAGGACGGACAATGTACAGGCAACTTCTAGCTGGATTTATTTTTCTCTTGACGGCCTCTTCTCTTCAGGCTCAAGATAACAAGCTATACCAACACCTACAAGACGTATCTGTGACTGTAAAGTCTGGAGTCGGAGAAGGCTCTGGTGTGATCGTCACGCGAGAGGTAGAGGTATCACCCAATGTCAAGCAGAAGGTCAACTTTGTGTGGACTGCTGCTCACGTAGTGGATGGTCTACGCTCAGAGAGAAGGGTTGTTGAAAATGGACAGACAAAAAGAATCATTGAATTCAAAGATGCTCAGATTGTTAAGGAGCTAGTTGAGGACGGTCGTCGTGTTGGCGAAATCAAGATGGAGGCCAAGGTAATCAAATACTCCGATGCTGAAAACGGAGAAGACTTGGCTCTCTTGATGGTTAGAAAAAAAGGTTTTATTGACAAGACCACGACTTTCTACAAGGGGTCCGGTAGTCCAGTTGCTATTGGCACTGAACTATATCATGTGGGCAGCCTACTAGGTCAAGTTGGAAGTAATTCGATGACGCGGGGAATTTGTTCTCAAGTCGGAAGAGTTCTTGATCTAGGAAACAGCGATGGAGTAGTCTTCGATCAAACGACAGTCACTGCTTTTCCGGGTTCCAGCGGTGGTGGAGTATTTCTTAGTGAGCGAAGCAAAGAAAAAGCCGGTCAATATGTCGGAATGCTCGTTCGTGGTGCTGGAGAAACTTTCAATCTGATTGTCCCCGTAAGACGAATGAGAACCTATGCTAAAAAAGAAGGCGTACTGTGGGCAATCGACACAGATGTAAAGGTTCCAAGCCTAAAGGAAGTTACATCTCTTAACCCAGAAGGTAGCTCCATATCAAAAACTCCAAATGCCAAGAGCATTCCAACAAAGGATGGTTTAAGATTTCCTGTCCTTCCTGTAAGAGATCAGTCTAAGGACAAGCTAAAAATAGGAAGGCTACCAAATGCAAATAAATCATAAGGAAGTGGAGAAGGCAAAAGGGGAATTTTTAAAAAACTCGGAAAGTTCCGGGGCGATCCTCTTGCCCGAAGAGGGCGGGTTTCGTAAAATGGCTGCCTACAAGGTAGGCTCAAAGTGGGTCTGGATTAACAAAAGGTTTAATAAAAAGGCTAATGGGAAAAACAATAAGAAGAAAGTCCAAAAGAGACAAAAAGCGTCTTAAGCAATTGAATAGAGATCGAAAGCAAAAGAAAAATGAAAAATCGGCTAACGTGGGATGAGTATTTCATAGGTTTAGCTGAGTTCATATCAATAAGAAGCCACGATCTAGAAACCCAAGTGGGATGCGTAATTGTCGATGACAATAACCACGTTATAGGCTTGGGTTATAATGGATTTTGTTCTGGGGTAGACGATTCAGAGCTACCCAAAACAAGACCGGATAAGTATCCGTTTATTGTTCACGCAGAACAAAACGCTTTAGCAAATATGTCTTTAAAAAGCTCTGCTAAAAAAAGAGCTTACATAACGGCATACCCTTGCTCTATTTGTGCCAAGCTCCTGTGGCAAAATGGCATTAAGAATTGGCATGTCTCAAAGGGAGGCAAAGCTCATTCGTTTGATAACAATGACGCCGAGGTAATTTCTCACCTAAAAAGCTTTGGTCTAACGGTAGAAGAAATACCGGTAAAAACAAAGGTGTCTTTGCTATAGTTTTGTGTATATAGTTGTGTCGAGGCATTAGCGATACAGCCCGATCATCTAATACACAATTGCTGGTAGAAGTATTGCTATAACATGCCCAATTACAGAGTAATACATAATGGTCCACCAAAAAGACGGGCAGTCAAAATGCAACAACCACAAGAGGGCTTTACAACAAAAGCAAAAGTAACAAGGGTTATAGACGGCGATACGGTAGACGTAGAGATAACTAGGAAGGTTAGAGTAAGACTTAAGGACTGCTGGGCACCAGAAAAAAAAAGTAGAGACATTGTAGAAAAACAAAAGGGAATGGCATCCCTAGCACACCTTGCCGCAGTTATAGACGACAAAGAAATCGTATTATTTATTCCCGCAGATGACAAAGGTGAAATAAAAGACGTATTCACATTTGGAAGGGTCGTCGGTCATATCTTTTATAATGAAGAAGATATGTCGGAACACATGATAGAATCAGGACACGCCACAAGATATAAGGTTAAATAACAAAATGTCGGTAGCAGAGCTACAGAGTTACACGTTTGTTTCTAAATACGCAAGATGGATACCGGAAAAAAGACGAAGGGAAACTTGGCGAGAATCAGTCGACAGAGTCAAAGAGATGATGCAGCACCAGTATCCCGAAATTAACGGGGATATTGACTGGGCATACGACATGATGCACAAAAAGCGTGTGCTTGGATCTCAGCGCGCCTTGCAGTTTGGTGGTTCTCCAATATTAAAACATAATGCTAGAATTTATAACTGCATAGCTTCATATATCGACAGGCTTAGATTTTTCCAAGAGTGTATGTATCTTCTCTTGTGTGGTTGTGGTACTGGATTCTCTGTTCAGCAGCACCATATAGCAAAGCTGCCCAAGCTGGTTCAAAAGAAAGAGGGTACTAAAAAATTCGTCATACCAGACACAATAGAGGGATGGTCTGACTCTGTCGGGGTTTTAGTTAGCAGCTACTTTGAACAAGATGATCTTTTCCCAGAGTATGCCAGAAAAACAGTTAACTTTGACTACTCAGAAATTCGTCCAGCGGGATCATTCTTAAGCTCAAGCTCTGGTAAGGCGCCCGGCCCCGAGCCACTGAAAAAAGCCTTAACAAATATCAAGAAAGTCTTAGATAAGGCATTGAAAGATGCGTTATTTTCAAACAGAAAACTGAGGCCGATTGATGCATACGATGTGGTTATGCATGCTGCTGACGCTGTTATTTCTGGCGGTGTACGCAGAAGTGCTACGATTTGTGTTTTTTCGCCAGACGATGAAGAGATGGCACTGGCAAAGACTGGTAATTGGTTTCACGATAATCCTCAACGTGGCCGGTCTAATAATTCTGCTCTTTTACTACGGGATTCAACGACTCCTGAACAATTTTCCTCTTTAATGAAATCTGTTAGGGAGTTTGGAGAGCCGGGATTTGTGTGGTCCGACTCTACAGAGCTTATTGTAAATCCGTGTGTGGAAATTGGCCTGTATCCTGTCGATGAAGAAACCGGGCAAACAGGATGGCAAGCATGCAATCTCAGCACTGTAAACTGCGCTAAAATTAAAACCAAAGAAGAATTCTTCGAGTCCTGCAAAGCAGCTTCCATTGTTGGAACTCTTCAGGCGGGATTCTCAGAGATGCCATATTTGGGAGAAGTCACCGAGAGGATCTTAAGAAGAGAGGCTCTTCTCGGAGTTTCCATGACAGGAATTATGGAGCAACATGATATTTGTCTAGACCCAGACATTCAAAAGGAAGGTGCTAGAGTTGTCAAGAAGACGAACAGAGAGCTTGCTAAGAAAATCGGAATCAACCCCGCAGCCAGAACTACTTGCGTAAAGCCTGAAGGGACTGCTAGCTGTATTCTAGGTACTAGCTCTGGTATCCACCCTCACCACGCCAAGCGTTACATTAGACGTGTACAGGCTAATAAGATGGAGGATATATACCAACACTTTAGGAAAACAAACCCTCGTGCGTGCGAGGAGTCAGTGTGGTCGGCCAACGACAGCGACGATGTTGTTTCCTTTTGCATAGAAGTTCCTGATGGCGCAAAGTTGAAAAACAAGGTCAGTGCCATAGACCTTCTAAGCTGCGTGAAACTTACTCAACAAAACTGGGTGATGACAGGAAGAACTGATTCTCTTTGTGTTCAGGATTTCCTTCAACACAATGTGTCAAATACAATTAATGTAAAGCCTGAAGAATGGGAAGACGTAGAAAAATTTATCTACAAAAATAGAAAGTATTTCTGCGGGGTTTCACTTTTGCCGGTAAGCGGAGACAAAGACTATCCTCAAGCCCCATTTACAACAGTCTACCTTCCCAGCGAGATGGTTTCCCACTACGGCGATGGAGCCGTTTTTGTTAGCGGGCTAATTGAAATCGCTCTCAACCTATGGGAAGATAACCTTTGGGCTGCTTGCGATGCCTTGGTTGGACTAGGAACAAAAGTAAAGGGCAACGGAAAGAAAGACTGGGTTGACAGATGCATTCGTTTTGCAAACAAATATATGGAGGGAGACATCAAGAAGCTCTCCTATTGCATGAAAGATGTTTACAATTGGAAGGAGTGGGTGGACATGAAGAGATCTTACGAGTCTGTTGATTATACCAACTGCATTGAAGAAGAAGATAATACTACTCCCGAACAAGAGATAGCCTGTGCCGGTGGAGCTTGTGAAATATGAGCAACAAAAGAGTCTTTTACGCTACTCAAGCAGTTCTGCTTGGTGATGCTGGAGCAACATTGGGTGCGTCAGACGTATTAAAAGGTGTTCAATCTGTTGGAGTTGACACTACTATTCCGCAAAGAAATATAAGAGATCTAGGAAAACCTTCTCCTATATCAATCCTTGAAGACAAACCTTTTGTGGATGTAAACATAGAGAGATTTATCGGATCAGTGAGTGATGTTATTTTTCCATCTTCAGGTGGGCATCTCCTTGACAATGCTACTCATGCTAAAGAATACGATATGCTTCTGTTGGTCGGAGAAGACGCCAGAGATCAAATAGATACTTCTGGAGCTTCAACGCAATCAGAACTAAAACTTTCGTACATGCAAATATCCTCTGTAACTTATAGTTTTAATGTCGATGGTCCAGTAATGGAAACTATAAGTTTTGAAGGACACAACAAAGAGTGGTCTACCACCAGAACATTTTCATCAACTGGCCAGCTTGGATTTACACATTCTGGAGACGTAGCAAAAAGAATTGACTATAATACATCATCTTCTATTATGCCATCTGAAGTTCAGGGAACAATACAAAGCATAGATCTTATAGTGAACCTGAGCAGAAGAGAGGTTTTGGATTTAGGAAAGCGTCAGGGTGCATCTTCCGCATCTGAAACTAACAAATATAAGTTACTGGATGTACCAGTTACAGTTCAGACAACCATTTCAACGATTATTAAAGAAAAACATTTTAGCAGCGATCTTACGGCTCAGTCTTTTTCTAACGCTCCAGCGAGTAAACAGATTAAAGTTGTGCTAACTTTCGGAGGATCTAATCTTACCTTCGATCTGGGATCTGAAAACTATCTTACAAAAGTGGATAGACGAGGGGCGGATACTGACGGGGGTAATGTTGAAGCCCTTTATGAATTTGAAAATTATAACATATTTAGTATGTCTTAGGATTTATAATGGATATTATCAGAGTAAAAAGATTGTCTGACAATGCAGTTTTACCCACAAAATCTAATAATGATGACGCAGGATGGGATCTATATGCATCTGAAAGTATCTCGATTATGCCAAATAGTCGAACACTTGTTGGAACCAGCGTGTCTATGGCTCTCTCATCAGGGTCTGTAGGTTTAATTTGGCCTAGATCTGGACTCGCAGTCAAGAAGGGACTAGATGTATTTGCTGGTGTGATTGATTCTGGATACAGGGGAGAGATTAAAGTTTGCCTATTCAACTCTAGTAATGAGACTGTGGAAATTACGGAAGGTGATCGGATAGCTCAAATACTTATTCAAAAAATCAACAATGTCACTTTCAAAGAATCCGACGACCTTTCTGAAACTTCAAGGGGGAGAGGGGGCTTTGGATCATCAGGTAAATAATCTATATGTCCAAAAGAAAACCTAGAGGCAAAAAAACACTTAAACCAAAAACTAGAAATCAAGCGACGTACATTAAATGTATGGAGCATTCTGATATAACAATATGTGACGGTCCAGCGGGAAGCGGGAAGACAGCAGTCGCAGTAGGATTGGCCTGTCAATATTTACAAGAAGGTAGAGTCAATAAAATTGTCATCACTAGACCTATCGTAGAATCTGGAAAAGGTTTAGGATATTTGCCCGGAAATTTTCAAGAGAAAGTTCATCCGTATTTAGTACCCATACTAGAAGAGATGAATCTTTATCTTTCTCGTGAAAAAGTTCATACATTACAGGATGATGGTACTATAGAGATATGTCCTCTAGAATACATGAGAGGAAGAAACTTTCATCAGTCATTCATGATTTTAGATGAAGCACAAAATGCTACCCATGAACAGATGAAAATGTTCGCGACAAGAATGGGTAGACAATCAAAGTGCGTGATCAACGGAGATATAGAACAATCAGATCTACCTCATAGCATGAGAGGGGCTTTAGAGAAGTGGTTAGAAACACTCTCTGATATAGAAGGTGTTTCTGTGGTAGAACTAGACTTCAGTGACATCATAAGAAATGATATAATAGCAAAAATTTTATCAGTTCTGGAATAAATTAATGGGTAAATATTATTACACTATGATGTGGCTGACCATAGGTATAATATCTGCCATTGATGTTTACTGGTCAATTGTAAACCAAAGTGTTTTATGGGAGATGGAACAGAACCCGATTGGTAGATACTTAATAGAAAAAGACGGGGGAAGTATCGCTCTCTTTATGGCAATAAAAGTTGGTGGAACAATTATTGCATTGGGCGTTTTGGTTTTTTTGTATCACTGGAAACAAAAGTACGCATGGCCGACAATAATAATCTTAACTCTAGCACAGATTTCCCTGTTGTCTTATTTGAATAATGGCTATGTAGTTAAAAATAAAGAATTAAAAGAGCATTTCAAATGGCAATCTACGAATATAAATGTGAAGCCTGTCGGAATTCCTTCGAAGAAGAAATCTCGATAAAAAAATATAAGAAAAGAAAAAAGTGTCCTTCTTGTGGAAAACATAAGCTAGTCAGGATACTAGGTGTTCCCGACATTTCTGTCCGAGGTGATATAAATACTATTGGACAATTGGCAGAATCCAACACTAAAAAAATGGGTGCATATCAATTAGAAGATAAACAAAGACAAGACAACAAAGAATTTGAAAAACTAAAAAGAGATACCAGAAAGACACAAAGAGAAATTAATAAGATGACACCGGAACAAAAAAAGAAGTACATTATAGAAGGAGATTGATGTGGGTATTATGGAAAGCTCTGGAGGAGCAAAAGCTCCGCACGTAGCCTTGATTACAATGAATGTTAAAATTCATGAGCTTCTAGAAACAGGAGATGTGAATCCTAAATGCTTATCCAAGGAGCAGCTTGATAAGTTTGGTATCACAGAAAAAGCAATACTCCGCGTAGATGGATTTGATAGGTTTGATTGTGTTAAAAAAATGATAGAAGTATTTCAAAAGATTAGTCAGGATGGTTCAGTCGAAGGGATAAAAGATGTCTAGAAATGAAAATGAGAAGATTGACATTGACATCCCAGACCCAACGGAATACACTACGGTATTCTTCACCGAGAGGGGCGTTGAGCAATCAAAAGAAACTAATAAAAGTTTTGCTAAAATAAGAACGAACACCGATACAGACTATAGCGTGCATTACGTTAAGTATGGTCATGGAGACATATTTGATCCTTGGGGAATGCATGCAAATAAGATTAACTCTCATTCAATTAGTTTCAGGAAAGTTGGAAAGAAAACTTTTCAGCACTACTTGAAATATCTAGAAACAAGAAGGTCTGCATTTCTTTTAAAAGCCAAGAGGGAATTAGTCAATGAGTAAAAAAGGACCGCTGAGCAAAATAGAAAAATTCTATATAGAGAACAATATTGAATCTGATATAGAAACTATTTCTAAGGATCTAGGAAGAACGTCTTCTATTATACTGAAGCACATAGAAGAAAATTGTCCCAAAAATGATCCTAGAATTATTAATGTAGGAGATCTGATGGCCAAGAAAAAGGAAAGAGGCGTCACAATAATGACCGAGAGCGCTTCTGCCGCATCAGATTCAAACAAGCAGTTCCAAAAAAAGTCTAGCCCATCTTGGCAACAATCCATACATAAAATCAAGGAGGATTAAATGTCTGTATGTACCGAATGGGACACATATATCAATGACTTCCGTCTAACCAACACCATGTGGTTTGCTGAACTTTCAAACGGGGAGAAGGTTCTTCAAGATGATGGCAGACCGGGAGTTAAACCATCTAGCGCTTGGATTAGATTGGTTGATTACTGCAACGAGAACGATCTTTATGTTACCAAACTTTATTTTAGTAACGGGGATGGTTTAACGTACCCATTTGAAGACGAAGATGGTCTTGAAGGAGCTTACTTTATGAAGGGGGCTTCTGGGGATCTGTTCACATCAGACACGACTTATACTTACGTCTTTGGAAATGTCGACGGGAACGAAATTAGAATTAAAAAATATAGCGTTCCCGACTGTCAGTTTATTACAGACAGCGAAGTTAGAAAGCTTACAGAAGATAACATTAAGTATATTATCTTTAGAGACAAATCCAGAAAGAGAGAGCTTACTAAAATTGGCCATCAATAAAAGTGATTGCAGTAACTATAAGTCTCCTTCTACTGGAGAATATTGTACGGCGGCTCAATATATAGCCGAGCTAATGTGCCAGAGAATGGCAGAAAAAAACAATGAAGGCTCTCTGGCCTACAAGTTCTGGAACACAAAGAAGTGGAAAAGAACTTATATAAACCAGATCATCAGAGCTAACGAACTGGTGGATCAATATGACGAAAGAGCTATTATAAAATTTCTCAATGGCGATAGAGGGAAACGAATATACTCTCTAAGATTTCCTAACATAGAAGACATGATAGCTCAAGAGGAAATGAATCTTAAGAAGATTGAAAACAATAGTGAACATGCTGAATACAAAGATTCAAGCAAGTCTCAACCAAGAAAACCTTTCGGCAGACAAAGTTCTATGTCGAAACTAAGGAAGCTAGATGAGTAGAAAGAAATTTGATGATGCCCCCACTAAAGAAGTCATCAAGAAGCACGGGGCGGTTGTATCCAGAGGCAACGATATTCTGGATGAAAAAAATGATCTCGAAACTATTACCGTAAGTCCTTCGATTGACA